TATGCCACACGGCTGCGTGATCCAAAAGCAGTGTGTTTTCAGCAGCAGCATTCCTGTTGCCGGTTTGCGAAACAGTATGCACCAAGGCCAACGACGAGGCCGCAAGCAACCTCTTCTCTTTCAAACCGGCGGCGCCTCCGCCTAGATTTGGCGCCATCGGGATTCTGATGTTACTTGCGAATGGGATCATTTGTACGTCAGGATGTTGACTTCGGCTCCTACTGCTTCCTCAATGAACCGGATGGCTCGTAGGTCGCCAGTGTACCAGATGCTTTGACCTGCGAACAACACCATCCCTGTGTTGGCAGTCGGGTCGGTGCCGTCGTCGCGGTAGCGTACATTTTGATTGACTGCTTGGATAAGTGCAACGCGACCTTCGCCAATCAACACACCCTTAGCTGACGAGAGAGAAGTGACCTTCCTATAACCACAAGGTTCAATGATTGCGTCGGCTTGGAATCGATCGGCCCATGCCATGTGAGATCTCCAAAGAAAGAAATTCGACACTGTCAAACAGTAGAGCTAGCGAAAGGACTCGAACCTTTAACCTGTTGATTACAAATCAACGGCTCTGCCAATTGAGCTACACTAGCAAGGCCCGGCGGGAGGTGAGATGCCTCCCGCCGGCCCTAAGCCGGTTGGGCTCAAGCGTAGAGAGCAGCGCCCAAGTTCACGTCGAGCAGAGCAACACCGCACAGCATGTCGAGGGTCACAATCGTGCCCTGGCTGGAGATGTCGTACTGCATCGCGACTCGCATCGCCAAGTCATTGTAGCTGCCGACGGCCGCTTGCACGCCGAGAGAATCGGCTGGCAGAGCCAAGGGGCGGCTGACGAGGGCGAGAGCATCCCGATGGAACGCCATGCACATCGAGCCATGCGGGCCGGGGAACACTTCATCGTCGTCGGTGATAGCGACCTCAAGAGGACGATCCAGCCACACCGTTGCGGATGTGGTGTTGACCGAGTCCACCTCGATGATCGTGTACGTCTTACGAGTCGCGCCCGTACCGGTAGCAAGCAACTGACCCACAACAGGGAGCTTGTTGGCTGTGATGCCGTCAAGCGTGATGCCCTTGTCGTAGCCGACCGCGTAGTTGGCGGTAGCGTCCGCTGCGTTGAAGGCATAGCCAACCGCGTTGGCCGAGACATCATACTTGTACGGATCGACCAGGGTGATACCTGTGATCGGGCCCGTACCGGTGTGAGCCGAAACCACCTGCGGCTGTTGGTCGCCCGTGAACCAGACGAACGCGCCGTTGGCGATGTTGGCCGAAGCCGTGGTACAAGTCTTGTTGCCCGTGTCACCAGCCGAAGCACCTGCCGTATGATTCAGCGTGATCGTGTCGGCGTTAGCCAGCGCGACGTAGTTCACGTTCTGATCCAGGTAGGTATCGAAGCCAAGGATACGGCCAAGGCGAGCCTCTTCAAGGGCCGTACCACCGTCTCCACGCTGATTCGCAGCGATGAAGAGTTCGGTCTTCAACATCTGAGTCTCAGCCTGCGGACTGATGATCAGGTTTCGACCGTTCGGGTAGGCCTTGTTGACATTCATGTCTTCGCGGGTTTCCAGGATGTAATCCTTGGCGTTGGAAGACGTCATGCCAGCCAGCTTGCCGGAGTTGTTGGTGAAGAAGCGATGCACCTGACCGCACAGAATGCGATCCACCGTGCGAGCCATCTGCATGGCAGCGGGCTGCATGTAGTAAGAGATCAACTCCTTGAACGAGAGGCTGGCTTCCTCGTCCTTGATGGTGAACGTCACGTAAACGTGCTGATCCAAGGGGACCTGGACGTTCGTGCTGGAAGCGTTCTGGCTGACCACGCTGTCGGCCTGCGCCTTACGCTTAGTCGAGAACTCGCCCGGTCGACGAGTATTGACCACGTCGCCGTAGCTGGCGACCAGCGGCGAGAAGTCACGGTGGACGAGATTCGCCATCACCATGTTCTCTTCAAGAATCGCGAGAGACTCATTCGCCCACAGTTCGGGAATCAGGGCATCGTTATCGTTCGCATAGCAAAGGGGGTAAAAGTTCATTGAGGAACTCCTTGAGTTTCGAGTAAGTTTGTGAAAACCGACTCCCAGGTATTTTACACTATGCGTGCCCTGGTTCTACGCACAGTACGCCCGGTCTTCCCGGTTGGCCCGATGGCTTAGAGGCGCGGACTTCCAAGCTGGGCAGCTAAGTCGCTGTTATCTTCCTGATACCCGACTGATGATCGCAGCACGATTCTTGCGATACGTCTCGGCATCCATCGATTTGTAGTCAGCGTCAGAGGGGGCAGGGTCACCTTGACCAGCACCAACACCGCTAACGATGTTACTCTTGAAGAGATTGCCCCACACCTTCGGCAACTGACGCATACGCTTCACGGCGTCGGTCGGAGTGCAAAGGGTTTGGACATCTTCTCCTGTCTTTTCATCTTTGTCAGGAAAGCTGACCATCGGAGTCAAAACGCCTTCGATGTCTTTGAGTTCGGTCATCGGCTGCAACAAGCCAACGATCTGCGCGGGGTTGAAAGCATCCCCCTGAGCAGCCGCGTCCTGCAATGAACGAGCCACGGTTTCCTTTTTGTACAAGGACTCCCAATGGTCGCCTCGTTTTTCCGCCGCCGTAAGGGCTTCGGTGTGCTTTTCCTCAGCTTGCTTTCGATCGAACTCGATCTGCTGCTCCTTCGTTCGTTGCGCGGCCTGCAAATCGGCAATCCGACCGTTCAGCTTTTTTCGCTCTTCCTCAGTGAGGCTTTGGTTTTGCAGCAGTTCGCGATGCTCGCTCTCAAGTTGAGCGTACCGCTCCTGATGCTTTCGCTTGTCTTCGGCGAGGATCTTGTTCAACTCAGCTTGCGTGAACGTGCGATCTCCGCCCCCGCTTCCACCAGCGTCTCCGCCAGCGTTTCCGCCAGCCTCGCCACCAGTCGCGCCGCCAGCATCGCCACCAGCACCACCGTTGTCGCCGTCAAAACACAAAATGGAAACAGACTTGAAGAACATTCTCATAGTTCCTAACCTTTCGTTAGTCGGCCCTACTGGTTCTGATAGTACGGTCGAGCACAAGATATGGCTTGAGCCATCTCCACACTCTGGCCGTCGGAATACCATATCCAAGATACTCCATTGCAGCGTTTCCGTCGGCGTAGGTAGTCCGAACGGATGCGTATGCTTGCCGGGTGATGTTCGCCCTTTCAATGGCGTCTTCCGGGTCAAAGCCTTCGATAATTGCGAGCGCAATCTCATAGCACGCCCACTCAATCTCTTCAGGGACAGTTGTATCCTGCCCACGAGGAAACTCCAACGCTTGTGTCCCATCCGCAGTAATAATGGCCTGTCGGCTGGGTTGGTCCACAAGAATCTTCGTGTAGTTGCCTGTTTGATATGGGTCTTCCTCGTACATTACCAACCACACAGAATGCTTCAGGCCACGGTAGTTCAGCGAATCGATAAGCCGAGTCGCTTCAAGCAGCGCCTTGGGACGATCTGCTGTACTACTATCGCCCCAACTCTCCGAATGTAGGCGGTTGTCGAAGTAGTCGTTGGCTCCGCTAAGAGTGCCGTAGTATGAAGACATCTGAGTGATCCTTATGAGTTGCCGATGCCGCTGCCAACACTAGCCGAGCCGCCCTTCTTCTTTGCTTCTGAATAAGGTGACTTGACTTCCTTGGTGGCAGGTTGAACCGGCTGTCCGCTGGGCTTATTCGCTCCACCCTTCTTGATGACCGGTCCTTTGCCGTTGAACTTGGCTACCATTTAGTCTTCCTTTCTTCCCTTCTTGAGGCTCTTGCCTTCACCTCGCGTGGGTTTCTTTTTGTCGGCTTCCAGAGTCGTGTCGTTTGCGGCTTCACGTTCTTTCTTACCGGATTCAGGGTCGGGGTCCACATCCTTCACACCTCTGGCAGCCATGCCTTCTTCCATGCCTTCTTCGTCCTCTTCGCCTTCAGGTTGGGGAGGGGCTTGAGCGTCGGCGATGGCTTGAACACGTTCGATATGGTCTTCCTTCGCTTTGCCCCATTCGTTCTTGTCGAAGCCGATAGCACGGGACGCCGTGGCGCCGCCGACCAGACCGCCTTCGTGCGCCCGGATGATGATGTCGGGATCAGACGTTGTGTAGTTGGCGTTGTCGATCTCAGTGAAGATCTTATCGATCGTGGCCGTATTGATTTTGCCCGACAACAAGGCGGTAACGATGTTCTTCGACAGTTCCTTCTTGACTTGATCGCCAGGCACCGTGTACATGAGTTCGGACAGTTGCGTGGCTTCCTTCACGCGATCCTCATCGTTCTTCAAGCTGTAACGATCCGGGTACTTAATCGTGGCAACCTGTCGCTGTTCTGGATCGCGGCTTTCATAGGCGGCCCAGTGTTCAGCGATCTGACGCTCCGAGTTCTCCAGCACCAGACCGATATACGAAAGCCCAGCCTCCAACCCTTGATCCGACAGCTTCATGGCTTCAGCAGAGATAGCCCGCTGGCCCGTCTTGTTCTGCACAGCAAGGTTCACTAGCTTCCTGATGTCGTCCTCAAGCTTTTCTTGCAGCTTGATCGACGCCATGAGCGGTTCGGGACTGGGATGAATGAAAGAGGGCTGATCAGCCTTCAGATCATAGTAGCGGCCATGAGACACGCCTGTGCGCATTTCCTCTCCGGGCTTGTGATTATCCGATGTAACAGAGGTTCCATCGTCATCAACAAACTGCTTCAAGTGATGGCCTACGGCGCGAGTATCACGCTGCTCAACGTAGAGCGGAATGTTTGCCTTCAACGCATAGGCGACGTCACTTGAACCGAGATTCAACAAAGCGACCTGATGCTTGTACACGTCCTTCAAAAGACTCGAACCGATGCTTGGCATGGTGAAGGGAAGTCTCGTCAAGTCAAGATTGATGATGCCCGTCTCGTCATCCAAACCACCTTGGTTCTCAATCTCGATCGTATCATCAGTGATTTGATCCTTCTCCTGGCCGTTCCGCTTCCTACCGACAAGGATGTTACCGTCCAAGTCAATGATGTTGTCTTCCTCGTCGTACATCTTCATCTTGACTTTGCCAGAGAATGGGTCGATCCACATGAAGCGGTATCGATTGTAACCTCCACTCGGCAGGTATGCACCGTTAGCGAACCCCTGATTGTAATCGACTCCACGATCACGAAGCAGCAAAGCAGTGAAGTCGCCCGGCTCTTCCGGCTTCGCTACCGCCCATGACAAAATATCTTCGACACGGTACATGTAGCAATATGGTCTGGTGTTGTCCTCGTCAGCCAAAGAACGCGGGCTAGAAAGTTGAGGCATATCGACGTACACACCGACGCGACCCATGACGAGCAACTCGGTGAGCACATCGATACCAAGGAACGATTGCATCGAGGCACCTTTGTTATCGACGCCGCCGATCTCCCCGGCCGACGCCCTCATATAGTTCTCGCTGCCGTTCCTACGTGAGACATCTCGAAGTCTCTGGAAAATTGCGTTACGGACATCGTTGACGGCCGCCTTGGCATAGCTCGGGATCGGCGTGAAAAACTTGCGATTTGAAAACTCTTCAGAGGTTTCCCGATTGCTAAACTTCTTCAAATTCCGACGCACATACCGCTGGCCGCCGTTATAGCAATCTCTCCAGTCGTACCAGTATGCCTCATCCTCAAGGTACTCTGGATGCCGTATGGCTGTCAGGAATTTTGAGTCGCGTGCCATCAGTTTTCCTCTAAGTGTTCGTGGCCATCAAAGCACCTCGCCCTCTACATCCCCGCCTGACCCGATGCCCGCTGCCAATGTGAGAGCGATCTCTGCATAGTTAAAAGCATGTGCAAAGTGATCAGGGCCGGTATTCAAATAGACGGCTCTGGAATTTCCTAGTTCGTCCTTCTCATACGTTCGCACAAGAGCTTTCAAGTGTTCCTTGAACTCATGCGACGTGTCCGCAGGAGCGTGAACGCGATCGGAGTGAAACCGGCCCATTGAGGCGTCGAGCCAGTTCGTCCTATCTACTGTTACGATCGGAGCCCCGCTATCTTCTTCTGAAACTTGTAGTTCCTTCCCTGTGACGCCCCGTCGATAGCGGCACAGGTACACGTAGCCAGGGAAGCGTCGAGCGAATCGTCGTGCGTCGTTGATTTGCGGGTCGGCATCAATAACACATGCTCGAATCTGCCATTCCCGCATGAGCGGGTCTAGCGTCTCGAAATCGTCTCCCGGTAGCTTTCCTTCCCAAAGAATCTTTGCGTGCGACGCCGCATTCAAATCGGTGCCGGTGCCCTTCAACAAATACTCAACGACAACGACGTTGTTCATCTTACCTTGATCGATACCCATCACGATGCAACGATCGGTGCCAATGTCGGGACGCTGATTCTCTTTGAAATAGCCCTGGACAGCGTTCTCAATCTCACCATCAGTGACTTGCCCGCCATCCGGAATGTAGGGCAGTCCCTGCTTTGAGTTGAAGAACTCAACCATGGCCGCTTCGTCACCGATTCCCCGAAAATAGGCGGCGGCAAGCTCCCACGGCTTAACCATGTAGCTGTACATCTGGTTGATGTAGAAACTACGATGGTCGTCATCGACGCTCACCGTTGGCTCCCAGAAAGCTGGCTCCAGGAACTCGGGCTTCTCTTCGTGCTTGATCTCCTTCTTGCATTCCTGGCACTTCAGATGTGACCGCCTTATGTCAGGGTCGGTTATGCTCTCGCCGCAGATCTCCAAGCAATCTGGGAAAAGCAACTCGGTGGTCCGACCGCATCGCGGGCACTTGAAGTAGAAGTGCTCCTGCGTTCCTTGCAAATACAGTTTGTGAATCCCGAAGTTCGGGATCGTCGGTGTGCTCAAACTGAACACGAACTTGTGTAACTGACCTGACAGTCGTTCGAGAGCAAGCCAGATGGCTCGCTGATCCATCTCGTCTGCTTCATCAAGAATCAGAACAGAGACAGGTATCGACTTCAGGTTCGAGTTGCCTCGCGACCCACGAATGTATAGGTTCGTTCCTCCTGCCTGCTTCAATCCGACCGAGTTCGTATCCGTGAACAAGTTGGAAAGGTACTCACTATGCAGCAAGGCAGTGTTGAACCTTGACTTGCTAAAGTCTGACGCATTGAGGGCTGTGGGCAGCACGTACAATACATCTCGCTTCAAAACATCCACGGTGAAGAACGCGACATTGATCGCTACTTCGGTCAGCCCCATCTGGGCTGACTTCATAATCGTGTTGAAGCCAGCGCTGGAGTCATGGACCTCGCGGCACCAAGGATGGTACTTGAAGCCGTAAGGACCACTCAGGGGCTCGCCCATGATCCGGCGTTTTGTTGTCCAACGGCTACACGTACTCAAGGTGCGGGAAACAAGTCCCGTCTTGAGCACGTCGCCGAAGTCAGTAAGCAACCCCATACCGTGCCTACTTCTTGGTTTTCGTTACCTTCGCCATCCCGGACGGTGCCCGATCGACTTTGATTTCAGCCTTCGGCTTGGCAACCTTCGCCTCTTCCCGCTTGCGATCTCGCTCGGCTTTCTGCCGCGCTTTGAGGGCCGCTTCCTCTTCCTTGATCTGCATTTTCTTCACATGGTCTTCGACGCTCAGCATGCCGAATTCTTTCGACCAGACATAACCGGGACCGGTTACATCGGCATCGTACCTTCCTCTGTTGACCGGCTCAATGAGAACTTCGACCGCCATGTCAGGGACCTCGATCTCTGGCCCTTCGCCGCACGCACCAAGACACTCGCCGTTGTTGACGTTGAAGCGGATATGCTGTTGATGTGGGAAAGGACTAGGAATCTTCACGATCGGCCTCCATTAGCAGTAAGGGTGCGACGGTCATAATGATGTTCAGGATCTTGGGCCAGTTCGCAACGAACCAGTCCCAAGCATTGGAGAGCCAGTCTTTCCAACCTGCACCAACAAGGCCGTCGGGGCGATTCCACGGATTGATCTCGTTCTCGATCCGTGTGTTGACTCTCTGAAGAACGGCGTCGCTAGCATTGGCGACTGCCAAACAATGGTCGGCTTGCTGCTGCGTGATACGACCGGCTCGCAACTCACGCTTGGCCTGCCTGCGAATCTTCTTGCGAAGTCTCTTGAGTCTCATAGATGTGGCTTTCTGCCGCTAGAATGGGCTATAGCGAGTTCTTGCTTGATGGCTTTCTTCTTCCCTGATTTTCCTGCGTAGCATTTCCCTGTCTTCCCCGCCTTGAAGCCTGACTTGCCGGTCTTCGTCTTGCACTTCTGAATCGGCATCACTGTCTCCAATAGCGTCGAGTTCTGCGTACACCTTCAAGATGATGAGCATCCACACGTTCGACAACGCAACGACGAACAGGTAGTGCAACGGGCCGTAAACAAACGCAGGCAAGGCGAGCCAAAAGCCCAAGCAAATTGGACAATACAAGACTCGCCACCCCAATCTGTCACGGACGGGAGCCGCGATGTTGCTTTCACTGATGAGGCAGGCGAGTACGCCCACGGCTGCCGCATGCTGAAGAGCTACAATAAAGGCGTCCAAAATCCACCCGTAAACAAGAGTGAAGTGATTCGATCCGTGCTCAACACAATCCTTTCAACGATGTTGCCGCCTGACACTAAAGTGACATCACCTTGTAGTAGCAGCAAGTCTCCTTCCTCACCACCTTGAATCCATCTCACTCGTCTCGATGACCCTCTCACTAGCGTGTGGCGGGTTTGAGACTTGACAATCGTTCGACTGTCAACAACTATCGGCTCGGCGGCCCCGAAGTTGAGCGACAGAATCTGAAGAGGCTCCCCGTCTGCGGCTTGGAACAATCCTTGCCGCATGATAAGGGGTTGCTTCATAGTTTGATCGGCTGCCCCACTTCGATTTCGAGTTCGGTCGCCGACAAAGCGTGACCAACACGCTGCACGAACTCTCCATCAGCATCAGGAGCGGTCGTTGTCAACTCGCCTGCTGTCGTGGCGCTAAGCCAGTAGTCGGCGCCAGGCGTCAAGCCACCAGTCTGACCAGTGACGGCGTCCCACTCGCCGGTTGTCGCGGTGAATACACCGTCAGCAACCACTTCGATCGGGTTGCCGTTGGCGGTGGTTGCGTCTGCAAGGCCCGCCACTCGAACGGTGCTCTGTGCGTCCGCCTGTGCGGGTAGCACATTATTGCCACTGACGTAAACCGGCGTCGCGATATTGATCGTGTTGCCAGAATCGTTTTGCTTCGTCGCGCTGTTGGCCAAATCAAGGCGATCGCCACTTTGCAGGCGCTCGATCTGGCCGTTGGTGATTACAAGAGGTTTCCTTTTCGCCATCAGTCACCTGCTTTCAGCGACATTCGCCGCTCAACAAAGAGATCGATTGCCATAGCGGGCGGCGCGACCCACATACGGAGGAACGTGCCTTTGTAATACAGTCGCACCGAAGGCACCGCTCTCATGTTCTTTGGCCGCTCCTCGGCATCGTCATCCCAGTCCTTGTACGTCACAGTGTAGCCGAGACTCAGTAGAGTTGGCACGACTTGCTGCTTGTAGGCTGGGCATCGTCTACACCAGTCTCCTGTCCAGATTTCGACGACGTAGCAGGACTTGTCGGTTCTTGGCTGGTTCGCGTCAGACTGATGTAGTCGTTGATGATCCCGTACAGAGTCTTCAATCTCGCCCACGACGCTCCCTTGATGAGCGTGTCGCGAAGCAGTCGTTTCAGCCGTAACCAAAGCGGAATGAGCGATAAGGATTGACGCCATGATGTAGAACGCCGCAAACCCATGAATGAACCTCTCTTTCACTGGTATTCTCCCGATGCCCCACGGGTCCCGCAGGGGCTTAGTTAGTACAGAATGAACGGTGGAATAAC